TATGAAATGGGTGCCTGACGTTGACGAAGAAGGACGAGTCTATGGAAATGGATTACGTTCTGATTTTAACGGAATGCGTCATGTCAATGGGTATCCTATGATCAATGCCACTTATCCGCTTGCGGATAATAGGCTGTTGCGCGCAAGAGAAGGGTTAGTGAACGAGTTTGTTGAGCCATGGCACAAGAACGTGCTAGAAGCTATAACAGAATTGTTCTTTGAAGACTTGGAGCCAGTTCGGATGAAAATGCGAAAGGGGTCATCTTCTTGTTTTCCATTCTTTGAAACTAACATGTCTAAACGTGTTGAGTTTGCAAAGTTTTCACTCGATTCAGCTCTGTCCGCTGGAAAGATGATGCAAAATCAAGACTATTTGGGAGCATGGGAGCAATACTATATGGGAGGCGCTGTCTATTGTGTATATAGACGTCAGTCAACTGATGGTATATCCTATGATCCAAAAACTCAGGAGTGGACTTTCAAAGACCGGCCTGTTGCCGATCTCGAGTTCGCTATTTCTGGTGGACGTCGTGGGACCTTCAAACCTGCAAACAAACACTTTGATAACGTAGACTTCTATGTTCCCAAGGGTTTTGCTCGTGAAAGAAACCGGACCGCGATGGGTGGGCCGTGGGCGTTGAATGCCGCGTTGGCACCAATTGCTCAGTCAGTGAGAAAACGTATCTATGATGTGTTCTCTTACTCCACGCATCATACGACACGTGCTTCAATCCAGGACGATCTGCGAGACTGGAAATTTACTATCGCAGCCGATGTGTCTAATCATGATTGGTTTTGGCCAACATTCATTATTAAAACGATGGGTGATAAGCTAAAAGATATGAATTTTGATGAGAGATGGGTGGAGTTATTCGAGGTATGCAATTTATTGCCTCGATACGTTACCGATGTCGGTCCTGGACAGGAAAACTTGCTTATAGGTGATCCACGGCAACCCGATCAACACGGAGGGTTAACATCTGGGAATTCGTTCACAGATATCTTTGGAACTGTAGGCATGTTGTGGATTTATTTCATGATTCAAGTAGAACATACTTATCCACAATTGATTAAATCGCTACAGAAACCGGAGTCTGCCAAACGTGTCCTTATGCAATATCTACAGGGCACATTACCTATTGTCATCAAAGACAAATCTGACGATGCTTTATTAGGATGGAAAGATACGGCTTTAATAGGAAAGGCTAATGCTTTGATGGAGAAGATGAAGAAAGGGGAGCAAATCTCTCCTTATATGAAAGTCTCCTACGAGCACGGTGGTGCCTTTCTTGGCAGTATTTTGTACTATCCGTCTAATAAGGATGGAAGTAAACTCAATCTGATTGGGAACATCCAGTCATTGGTTACCAACCTATTCTCACCAGAATATGGTGTGCAAAGTGGTGTCCGGGATCGTTCAAAGGTTAAGAGACCTTTTCCAGGATTGGCTTGGGAAACTTTAGCTCAAGTTTACGCTTCATGTCCTTTATATGGAGATGTGATGGAGCTAATAGAAAAAGAGTGGTATGATGTATATCACGAATCTTTCTACTCAAGAAAGTTTAAACAACTTCAAACTGATAAAGTTAATCTTCAACGATATGTAGAAGAATTTAAACAAGTCGGAGCGAAGAACTTAACTAGTATTGATCTTGAGGTTTTAAACGATCCAACAAAGATGGAGTATAAATTCCAAGAGTCGGATGTTTCACCAGAAGTGTTTGACTTCCTTTATCAGGGTCTGTCTCTTGAAGAGATAGAACCGTATTTCAATTCAATAGTACGAGGTTAATATGAAAAAATTAAACGAGAAGGTGATTCTACCTGCCATTTTGGCTAGTTCAGAAAACACCGTGAGCGTTCTACGTACAGATTTGTTACCTGTATTACGTTCTTTATTCGCTGAAAGCAAATTTCCTACTTTCTTATTAAGTAAGACCCGTTATACCTTCGACCCAAAAATCGTTTTGGACGCAGTTGAAGATTATGTCAAAGCGGATGGCAGCGTGGATCTGACGGTTGGAGATCTTCAAACATTAGATGCATTCACCAAAGTGAAGAAAGAAGATGATGATCATACAATGATCCCATCTGTATATGCTCTTGCTGATTTCAGTGAATCTGAAAAGCTTGTCTGGCCAAAAACCGACATTCTTCCAGGTTTATCAGTTGTTATTGGTAGACGTGGATCAGGTAAAACTACTTATCTACGTGAAGAAATGAAATTAGATGTGTTGATTCGGTTAAACGAACCAATGGAACACGTGGATGCAGCAGAC